GCATTTCCTGAAGCAAGCGCTTCTACAGAAATAACAAGAGCTGCGTTTCCTGAAGCCTGAGCTGACTGAACATCAGCGATGGCCGCATTGCCTGAAGCTAAAGCTGCATCAGCAGTAGCTTTTGCGCTGCCATCAAGACCTAATTTGTTGTCAGAATCAAAAACAAGACCTGAAGCTTGAGCCGCTAAAGCGATATCTAAACGAATATCGTTGGCGATATTTCCGCCACCGATTAAACCACTACCAGCTACAACTTCAGAGTAACTTCCTGAAGGAACTAAGAGTGTGTCACCAGGAGGAAGCTGAGAAGGAGCTCCGCTGACAAGGACAAGAGGTCTACGTTGTACCATTGTCAGACTCCAGCGTAGAGAAGAACAGGACTATTCAACTCAATACTAAGTTGAGTAGTGTTGATTGCTAATCCAACGGGAACTGAAGCTGAGTAAGCATCAGTTCCTGAGCCTGAGATTTGACCGGAGGCAGTTTCGAACTTAACAATCTCGCCCCTAAATTTTGACAGATAATAATACTGTCCAGCTGAAAGTGATGTCTCTGCGGTGATGTTTCCTGCCGTAAGATCCACCACGCCGTCTAAGGCTACTTGCACAGCAGAACCGTTAGTACCTGCTTCTGTCGAAAAACCTAAAACCTGGATTTGATCAGTGTCCACACCGCTCGCAGCGATTGCAGGGACTACAACAGTTCCGCTCGCATATAAAGGTGTGCCAGCTGAAAAATCGGCTCCAGCTGTCAAACTGATAATGGGCACAGAGCCCGTGACATTACCTTGTCCGTTTGCAAGGTATACAGTTGTGCCGTCGCTCTGGAAGGAGCTGTAACGACGGTTAAAAATCGAACGGGTCGGCATTACAAGAACCTCCTTTTGTTATTCTAGCTTCAAGTTAAAGAATCTTTTTGCATAAATACTGGGGTATCTAAGTTAACGCTTAAGGATGTAGTATTCACAGCTATCCCAAGTTCACATAAATAAGCACCTGATTCAACAATAGTATTAAAGACATTTGCAAAACCTGAATACACAACAGGAGCAGTTCCCGAAAGAGGTGCGTAATACCTTTCGCCAGGCTCAAGACCTGTAAAAAAGTTTGCTTCTCCTTTTGAGATAACCCGACAGAGAGCTCCTGAACTGACTGTATCTACAGCGATTCCGACGGAGCGAGCATCTGCGAAATTCAATGGGTCAATAGCTCGAATAACCCCGAGAGGTGCTTCGAGCACTGCCACAGCTGTGCCTTCTGTTATATCTTCATTGGCTACAAAACTTAAAAGCATTTTTTTTCAACAGTTTTATTAAGTCTACTTTCCTTGTCCTCGATAAAGTTTACGCCCATGCGACTTTTTGCTGTGCGTACCTTGACCCTGACGAGTCTTCTTCGGGGTCTTGAGAATGTTGTTGACTGTTTTTGACTTTGCCATGACGAATTAGCTGAGACCTGCGATAAGTGCGATGACCTCAGTTTCGCTGATGGCTGTTGCACCTGAGGCCAATGCATCCAGCCCAAGAACAATACCAGCATTTCCGGATGCGAGAGCAACTTCAGCATCAGTAAGAGCAGCATTACCTGACGCAAGGGCTTCCACAGCAAGAGCAAGAGAAGCGTCGCCAGATGCAGCCGAGTATCCAAGAGACTCCCAATCGGAACCATTCCAATAAAGAAACTCGTTTGTCGAGCTGTCGACGAATGTTGCGCCTTGAACCACTCCAATAGGACGAGAGGTTCCGAAAGATGGTGTGTAAGCGGGTGCAGTTTCGTACCAACCTGAGCTGACCTCGTCGTAGACAAACAAGTTGCCCATGAGTCGGTTGAACCAGAGGGTTCCATCCAAAGGCGGTGCATTGAGACCGCCGTTGCCAGATGGTGGAACCTCGCTGGTGATGGCAAGAGCTTCAGCGTTGGTTTGATACCAGTCCGGATCAGCTACATCGTTACCTGACGCATAAACAAACAGTCTGCCCTCGTTCGAGTCAAACCAAAGAGCGCCCGCTCCGTACCCGTCACCGGGTGAACCTGAAACAGTTACTCGAGCTGAGACATCAACACCCGAGCCATCAATAACAATGACTTTTCCGTCGTAAGAAGTGCTGACACCATCAATACCGCGAGTAATTACATCGAAGATTTGTCCACCTGCATAAAGACCTGTACCACTTGATGTAGTAGAAATACCAGAACCAGGAAAAGTCTGTGTAATTGCAGAGTTAATAATGCTGAAGTCACCGCTGGTAGTGACGTAAACACCTGAGCCAGCGAGAACCCCACTAATAATGGTTCCAGGGGTTGTTGTAGTAATACCGCTTGTCGTTGCGTTTAAATCTTCAAGAGCTCGAACGACGCCTTCGAAGTTTGCTGGATAGCCGTAAGGGCATCTGGTATAACTGGAAGTTCCCACGCCGCTAATAGTGTCGATTAGTTGATCGATAACCGACACAATTCCGAAGAAGTTGTGCGGATGTCTTGCCCTGGGGAGATCGCCATGAAGTGGACAAGCAGGGCTATTGCGTTCAGGCATTTAAATAGTCCACCTCCTTATATCAGTCTATCTGAGTATTCACTGAAATTTAAGCTTACCCACTATTAGATGTATCTGGAAACCTTAGAGTTTCTTCGTTCTCGTGAAAAGCTAGTTCTTCTGCCAACTTCCAAGCAGGTATTCCAAGATCATTAGCTTTTTTTCTAATTGCTTGCCAGGTAGGAGGAGATTCAAATTTGATGGTGAGTCGCATGATACTTGGGCTGTTAATAAAATTGTATAACACTGTGACTGATACTGCTTGCCACAAAGGCTTGCGTTGTTGTTAGCTAATAAAGTCTGTATGAGAGCTTAGATCTAAGCAGTGTGTCCCTTGGTTCGTATCTATATAGACGTCTAAGTATACGTATTAAGTAATTAAATTAGAAAAGTAAGCGTTTTTGGCCTCGGTGACCGGACAGCAAGCTCTTTATCGACACCCAGCACAGGCCAGTACGTATGGAAAAACCCTTGAGTGAAAAAGTCTTATCCTTTGAAAAATCTGTTGATACTCTCCTTGTGTGCGGTCTGTGTGCTAGTCTCCTAAGACAAGAACATCAACATGCCTATGAATACTCGCGACGCTCGTTTAGCGGCGCTACTGGGGCTACTCAGCCCTTCTTGTCCTGCTGCTCCTTCCGGTAAGCCAGTGCGGCGCACCGTCCGTGGTCACTGGGATGTGCTGGAATACTCTGATGTAGTTCAATGGGTCTGTCGCTGTGGGCGATCAGAGCCGATTACGCTTCTCCCAGAAGAGTCCGCTCGTGTTCTTCTTCCCTTCGATGGAATCCATGCTTGTGAGGTCTGTCGCAAAGAGCTGCACGAGTCTTCCTGTAAATCTGAGCGGCTTCTCGCTTGGCTCAATATGCACAGGGCGACTATCGATCCCGAGGCTTGCCTTGAGTTCCCCGAGGACGGAGGTCTATATAAAGGACCTCAAGACACGCACTACCAACGCACCCGAAGATTTATCTACACACAATTCTGGAGAAAACAAGTTAAAACAGAGCACTGTGTGCGCTCTAAGTGCTGTAATCCAAAGTGTATCAACCCATACCACCTATGCCTGACAACAAAGGACACCACACTCCCATCAACAGCTCGCCAAGCGGTGGAGGCTCTTATCAAACAAAAGATCTCCAACGGAACCATCAAGCAGCTTTTGCAAGAGAAGCTCTCTATAGAGCTGTCAGAGAGATCGATTCAAAGAATAAAAAGAGATATAACCAAATCCAAAAGCTGCGTTTCTTGATTTATGAGTTACAGTCCCTTCAACCGACTGATGTAAACGAATTATCTGAGGCTTTGGGTCAGTCTCAGGCGACTACTCGCGAGCAGCTTAAAAAACTTAGAAAGCTCGATCTAGTTATTAGAACCCGATTTGAACACCACACCCTTTATTGCATCAATGGCAATTTCAACAGGTACATCCAAGACATTCTCGAATCATTCCACTTCGGAAACAAGGCCGCATAAACCTTCTCTTTGGGCAGAAAAATATATTATTCCGAATCTTCCGCCCTGGATTTATTCAGATAACGAACCTCCTTTGTCAGTCAAAGACTGTGAGGCAAAAATCTCTGCCATTGAGTACACCATCGTAGACATCGATTTACAAATCGACATACGTCAATCCGAGTGTGCGATGGGCAGTAGCCGCTACAAATCAACTTTTGACTTTGAAAAATGGCGTTGTCAAGCTCTTAAAGCGAAACAGTCACAATATTATTTACTCAACGCACATAAATACTGGTTGATCTTGAATGCTACACAACCTCTTGACGTGCCTCAGAAGCTCGATAAGCTGATCGAGTTACTCGTTGAGGACTCGCCCGACTTTCACCAACAAGCACAGGCGCTCCTAGACTGACTTCGATCGTTTTGTAAGAAACGGCTTAACGATCACGGAAGGTTGAGGTAGCGTTTTACCGTTTTCCGCCCTCACGCAAGTCGCCCTGTTTGCCTGACGTCAGGTGATCGAGGGGATCCTTCCTTTTGAAATGTTTACTGAATCAATTAAAAAAGAGATCAAACTAATCACAGATCTTTTGAGCAGCATCGATGTATCGCTGCAAATGATGGCTAACAAACACAACCGAAGAACAACAGCTTTTGTAAATCGAAAAACAATCGCTCAGCGTCTAGGTGTGCCCACGGTTGCTATCGACAAATTAATTTTTCAAGGCATATCTTCTAAGGGATCTTCAGGTCTTTTGGAGGGTAAACACTATTGCAAACTTGATCCTCAGGAGAACAACAGCTCAAAGTTTCTGTATGATCCTTATGAAATCCTTCAGGCCGCTTGGAGCAATTTTAAATATGACTAACGAAGCAGTAAATCGTCTTCGCCGAATGATTTCTCAAGGCAGTGAAGTTGAGCGCAAGCTCAGTGCAGGTGTTTTTAGAAGCATCATCAGCGACATGATCACTTTGTACGAAGAAAATAAGAAGTACAGAGGTAAAGGAATTTTAGTTTTTAATCCTGCAGAACCTACTGCCAGTAAGTACTGCACGATTCGAGATCTTGAAGCGGACTTGTCTATTGCACAAGAATCTATGGTGAAAGACCTTGAGGAGATGTTTCAAAAAGTTATAGATTTTGTCGAAAAAGAAAGCAATTCTGGATTAGCTCTCATTGCTTTTTACGAAGAGGATCACCTAGAGCTCATGCGTCTCGACCCCGAGCACGCTAATGATGTTATTGATTCCGCTACCAACGGTCTTATTCTCTGACATGGCTTATCAACGTCCAGCGCCTGAACCCAGGTTCAAGAAAGGAGACTTGGTCAAAGAGACGAAGCACATCGCGCTTCAAGTCAATTTCAATCCTCGAGAATATAAACGACTGCCTCGAGGAATTGGAACAGTAATTGAAGTAATTGTCAAGAAAAATCGAGCTGGGTCTAAGCATTTTTACTACAGTGTTTTATGGTCAGGAACTAAAACAGAAAGCACACACAGTCAGATGCGTCTTGCATTAGTAGAAGACGCACAATCTGAATAGTGCTCGCGTCGTTTGATTTTATTTCACCTCCTGACTTAATCGCTGTAACCACAGCCTTTTTAGGGGGTGAGATTTTTTTAGATCCCGCCTCGAATGAAAGGGCTAACACGGTTGTTCAAGCGTCACGCTTTTTTACTTGGGAACACAACGGACTAAACCAAACATGGAAGGGCAAAAATGTATATCTTTATCCTCCCAGAGATCTAGCGCTCAAGAGTGAGCAGCCTAAGTCGACTAAGCTTTTTGAAAAAACTAATTACTTTAAAAAATCAAACCAAAGAGTATGGCTCGAGCAAGCACATAAAAAATGGCTAAAACGTGAGTTTGATGAAGGGATAGTATTTATTACATCCACTGAAGTAGCTTTACTTTCTACTCAAAAATCTGGAATAGATTTACCAATCTGTATTCTTAAAGAGCACCCTCAGCTTATAAAAGATGACGAAGAAATGACTATGAAACGAAACTCAAAAGTATTTGGTTTTGTTTTTTATCTACCGTCTCTTAAAAATTACGAGCACCGAATCCATGATTTTCACCAACTATATAGTGATCTCGGTCGTGTATACCTCTAAGAGATTCTTGCGAAGACCATGAATTATCAGGTCCATATTCATCGCGGTTTGCAAAGCCGTAACCCACGGGGCGACTTCTCTGCAAAGCATCTCTTATTTTTCTTTCCTGGGCTGCATTAAAATCTGAATCTACAAAAATTTTTCCTGCTAAACGAAAAGCCTTTGTTTTTTCAGCATGAGAACCTCTTCTAAATGCGTATCTGTCAGCTTTTTTTTCAGCCTGTGCTTTATTAAGACTCATTATTAAGCCGAGTATTTCATTAAATCTTGAATCCCACGATCTTTAGAGTAAAAATCACTCATGGATTCACGGCTGTAACGTCTACCCGGTGCTCCAGCTCCTTGAATAAATTCCTGAGACTGTTGATCCATATAGTTCATAAGACCGCCAGCTTCTGATGCTTCCTTGAATTTATTCACGTAGGTATTAGCAACATCTTCAAGTTCACTCATATTCATAGATACAGTCGTCGGGTTTGTGGCTTGCGCCATAAACGTAGGACGATTTAAATTACTGTAAGACTCAAGATAATCATCAACCGCACCGCGTTGGGATGCAGCATCAGCTGCAAGTGTTGCACCGTATTTTGCAGGGTACGTATTTACAAAGTTGTATCCGCGCTGAGCTGCGGGTTCTAAATAATTTTGAAATCGGGCTTCAGTACGATTTACAAACTCAGGAGTCGACTGACCCGTAAGAAAAGCAATGTCGTTGAGTGTGTTACGTAGATTGTTTAAATTCTTGAGAGTTTCTGCCTGTACACGTTCAGTGGCTCGTTCAACCAATTCATTATCAAAATAAGCAGCGGGACCTGCTTGGATAAGCCCACCTAAAGCTTCAGAAAAAGGTCCATCGTCTGAATCACCCCCGCCAAAAAGATTTCCAAGAAGACCTTCTAGACCTTTGCCGATTGCAGTTTGAAAAATGTTTCCGAGATCTAAACCTCCGCCGCCGGTAACGACGTCACTCATACCGCCAGGAGCTACAGACACTTTGATACCGCTACTTTCTTAAATTATAAGACGTCTATGCAGCACGTTTGAAATCTTCAACTGCTTGTGCAATGACTCTCTGAGCATCTTTCATTTTGTCCTCGATCGAAGGCACACCACCAGCTTGACCTTTTTTAAGAGCATCAAGTTGTGCACCTAACTTTTGGAGCTCAGCTCGAACATTCATTTCCTCTGCTCCCTTAGGACGCGCATCAGGTACGTTCGAACTTCCCGTCGGAGACACCATCTCGCCAAAACGATTGATGGTATCTAAGTTTTTATTTACACCAAGAATATTTTCGGTAGGAAAAATACTTTCCCCCACAGCGTCAAAGTTAATTGGGCTTGGGTTATTAAATGCAGAAGAAAAATCAATATCTGAAGTAACAGGAAAAGAAGAGGAGTAAGACATTAGGTTCAGCGGAGATACTTTTTGTAAGTTCCGTGCCTGTAGACGCTCCAGGCAGTAAGACCACTTGTATCATAAATCCTTTTAGCTGCTTGCATGTTCACAAGAGGATCGAATAAAGCTTCATTGGTATCGATACCAAACTCTTTACGGCGCGAAGTACCGAGCAAGTAGTACGGAAAATCAATCATATTGATCTGCATGAGACCATATGAATTATCTGCAGTTTCTAGATTGTCGTTATGAGCCATCGGATTACCAGACGACTCAGCTAAACCTATGGCTGCCATCGTAGGAGAAAGCGATGGAGAAAACCCAGCTTCCTCAGCAAGAGCTTTCAACTCATAAAAAGTGAAAACTTTAGGAGCTGAAAAAACAGGAGCTGTAAATACTAGAAAAAATACAAGTAATAAAAGTATTGATTTAATCCTCTTCATTTTCAATATCATCGAATACTCCAATATTAGGATCGACACAAACACCAAGCTCATCGACTACGTACTTAAATGCTCGTTCACGACAGACAAGCCTGACGATTCTGTTCCAAAGGTATTGATCTCTTTCTCTTCCTTTGAGTTCGTGTGCAGCGTTCTTGATTCGGGTCAGTACAAATTCATCTTCGAGCGTGAGACTGACACTGATATGTTCAGAGCCGTTCATCGTATCGATGCTGCTGACTTTAGTCTAATTACAATTAAACGTCTACACTATGTCACTACATGCTCACCAGTTCTTGCATGACCAATATCCTGCGGTGAGTTTGGACTTTTTC